GAGGGCACACAGTGACTTTTATTGGAATCAAAAAACAAACGAATGGGCAATAACTTTTCTAAACCAGTTCGACATAATGTGCGAAAGCAAGGGCAAAAATCTCGCCAGCATGGAACTGTACAATCAAGCCAAAAGCTATCTCGAGAACAACTAATACATCGGTTGGAAACTCTTAGGGAAGAGCTAGAAGAACATCCTAATTTGAATGAACAGCGTCAAGCTCGTATTCAAGAGGACATAGCCCGGTACTCTGAGCAATTAAAACGATTGGAATAATAGGGCATTGTGCCCTATTATTATTTTGCCGCTTTTGGAGTACGTGGCTTTTTAGCCGCTGGCTTTTTAGCCGCAGTTTTCTTAGCCGCTGGCTTTTTAGCTGGTGCAATAGACTCTACCACTGCTTGTGTAGCCTGTTCTGCTACTGGAGTTGGAGCAACTGGCGCTTCGACTTTATAAGGTACTTCTGCTACTACTTCAGCAGGTTTGCCTGTAAAAAACTCTTTAATTTTATTGAACATTCTATGTTCCTCCTTAGTGAAATATTTATACGATAAATACTGTTATGTACAACTTTATTAGATATGTCAGCTTAAACGAGGGCAACAGCCCTAAAACGTTGATTCACACCGAGTTACCTTATGCTAAGGATGATCTAGAACCCAGCATGAGTGAAGATACTATAGACTATCACTATGGCGAGCTGTATGGTGGGTATGTAAAACGTTTCAACAAAGGTGAAGGTGATGCTGACTTCAACGAGGCGGGTGCGTTTTTACACAATATTTGGTTTACTCAGTTTCAAAAACCCACAAGATCCAATGAACCAAATGGGTCGGCGAGTGAGTTTATAAACAAACATTTTAAAACTTTTGACAAGTTTACAGATGCTTTTGAAAAAGAAGCAATGAAGATACAAGGTAGCGGCTGGGCATATCTAGCCCGCGATGGCAGTATAAAAACTATTAAAAATCATCAAATCAAACAGGATATTGTACTATTAGTAGATTGGTGGGAACATGCGTGGGCATTAGATTATCAATCTGACAAGAAGAGTTATCTAGCTAATCAGTGGAAAATTATCAACTGGAACGTTATTAGTGCTAGAGTTGGAATCCAAACAATAGTCAAAGAAGATAAAGCTTCTAGGATTGTAGTAGTAGGAGACAGCATCGCACTTGGACTTAGTAAAAGTTTTCCTACAGCACAAGTAGATGCTAAAATCGGGCGTAGTACCAAGGCAATACTATCAGCAGTTATCGCTAACAAGGCTCTGCACGGTGCAGATTTAGCAATAGTCAGTGCCGGTACAAATGATTATCCGTTAGCTAACAAAGGAAAAAACAACAACCCCGATGCTACTATTGCAAACATAGAAAACATCAAAGCTATTTTAAATGCTAAACAATACCTCTGGGTACTGCCATTTAACCCAAGTGCCGCTGAAGATGTCAAACAAGCAATCGGGGGTGATCCTAGTATTAGTTTAGCTCTAGTATCAAGGACCGACGATAAACTGCATCCTATAAGTTATGCGGCTGTAGCTAGTGCAATTAAATCTAAAGTTGGTCTATCGTCTTAAGACTGCTCACTGGCATATCCCAAACCTTACGTGCTTCGACACCCTTTTCTTGGGCAAACTTTTTAGCATCGCAATTACTGCAAACGTGATATACAGAGTTAGTTAATCGATTAGGGTCCATATTACCTCGGTCACGATGAAATACTTCTTGGCAACAATCACAACGCATGACTAGTACAGTTTTTTTACGCTTAAAGGTATGTGTTTTACCCCTACTGCTGACCCGCACATAGTAGTTTTCTCTAAATTCAGTTCCAATATACATAACTGTATTTACATTAAGGTTATAAAATGTTTCGGATAAATATCATATCGAGGGCAATCATGATCACAATTTCCGAATCAGCAAAGACAAAAATCAAGGACCTACTCCTTGAAGAAAACAATCCCAAACTATCATTACGTACATTTGTGCAGGGTGGAGGCTGTAGCGGCTTTAGCTATGGCTTTACATTTGACGATGTGACCAATGAAGATGATTTTGAAGTCCCGTTAGACGAATTCAAAGTACTTGTAGATGCAATGAGTATGCAGTATCTTACAGGTGCAGAAATAGATTATAAAGAAGATTTACAGGGTAGTTCATTCAGCATAAAGAATCCCAACGCACAAAGTACATGCGGTTGCGGTTCTAGCTTTGGAGTTTAAATTATGTCATTACAAATTATAGATATTGGTATTCAAGGTAACGACGGAACTGGTGACAGCCTCCGTGAATCGTTCCGTAAAGTTAATTCAAACTTTAACGAACTGTATGCAATATTCGGGGCAGGCGGCACAATTAAATTTACCGCGTTAGGTGATACACCCGATACCTATGCCGGAAATCAAATTATTATGGCCAACCCGGCCGGTAGTGCTCTAACAGCTAGAACACTAGTTTCAAGTAATGCAGGCTTAACTATTAACGCTACTGATCCTACTAAACTTACACTTACAGTTAGTAGTCCTAACTTAGCCAATGATCCAAATCCGACACTGGGAACATTTCTTAACGCAAATACTCTATCTATCGGACGCCTGGCCAATCCAAGTGCGGCCCTCGTAACTGCGTTCAATAACGCTTATCAAGCATCAGGTATTACCACTACACTACAACAATTGCCAGTTACAGTTGGCTATGCTGATGCAAATTATGTTAAAGCAAGTACAACAACAACAAATGGTGTAGTATCATCGGTATTTGCAAATGCTATTAAACCACGAGCACAACCAACACTACCGCAAACACTTGATCCAGACTATGATGCAACCTTAACTAGTAACTATGTAAGTACTGAATCGATGCAACGTAAAGATGTTGTTTATCGCGGTGGTGATACAATGTCCGGTAAGTTAACATTAAGTGATCATCCAGATCCTATGTCCGGAGTTGGGATAGTTAACAGCAATGCTGACTTGCAGGCAGCTTCGAAGTATTACGTTGACAATAGTACGTATTACAGTGCGGTAAATTTATATGTATCGAACGGCAAGGGTGACGATACTCAAAAAAATACACCTATCGGTCGAGAAGGCCGTGCTTGGCATTATGCATACAAGAGCATTGGCGCGGCATGTTTACAAGCACAAAACTTAATAGCCTTAGCTGGTACAGAACCAGGACCGTATAGACAGCGCATTGCTTATACTGTTAGCCCTAATCAATATTATAGCCAGATACAAAGCGTTACACTAAGTGGCGGAAATAGTGCTGATGCTGGATATACCGGTGCGGCCAATTTACTTCAACTTAATAGAAAGTTTATTCAAGAAGAAACTGTAGCATACCTTAATAAAAAATATGTTAACTCATTTACTTTTAGTAAAACTCGTTGGGCCGCAATTATTGAGGGTATAATCGGTGCTGTTGGATATGACCTTGTATTAGGTTCTACTCACAATGTTACTACCCAAGCTAGCCAGTTGTTTAATACGTATAATAGCGATATCATTACAAATCAATTAACTCAAATTATTGATGCTATCACTCAAGCTAAAACCCAAATATTAAGCTATTCATATAGTTCGTCTAACTTAACAACATACATTGGTAAAGTTATTGATGCATTATGTTATGACCTAGTACTTGGCAGTAACTATCAAAGTGTTAGAATTGCTCAAGCGTTCCCAACTGCTGGTACTGATTTAAGCGCAACTGAAATTGCAGCCACGATTAGTAATCTTGGCGCTTCTATCGTTCAAATTGCTGAAGTAGCAGTTTCTATTAATTTTGTTACTAGCATTAATAGCCTAGTAACAACAATCAATTCAGTAATCCAAGCAGGTACTAATGTTACACTGACTTGGCCATCTACTACTGCAACTGTTATTGGCCAATCAAGTGCAAGAGATTTATTAAAAAACAACATTGGATTTATACAAGCTGAAATTATTGCTTACTTACTAGCCAACTATTCATCGTTAAGCTACAGTAAGACTACTTGCCAGCGTGATGTAAAATATATAGTCGAAGCATTAATATACGACTTAATGTATAAGGGCAACCAACAAAGCGTATATGCAGGATTACAATATTGGATTGGAAATGTTTTACAAATTCAGGCCACAGAGAAAGTTGCTACAGTTGCAGCCATTAATTATATCAATACACTCGTACAGGCAATCGTAACTAATTCAGCTCCTGCTATTATATATCAGCAAAGTATTTCTCAGTACATCAATTCAACTCTAAGCGGTAATACCACTGCCACTGCTACATTCTCTAGCGGAACTACTTCAAGTACTAGCTTGACTGTAACAACAGGTGTTGTTGCGATCAGTGTAGGACAGGTATTAACTGGAACTGGTTTTGTCAGTGGACAGACTGTACTAGCAACTTCAGTTAACGGTGCGCATACGACTATCACATTAAGTGCTGTTCCAACAGTCCAACCAGCTGGCACGATAACATTTACCAGTCCAGTATTAAGTTCGTTAAGCAATAACATTGCTACCATTGCAAGTATTGTTAATAGTGTTAGTACGCCAAATCCAGCGATAACACTACCGACAATTAGTGTGGGCGCGGCATTAGCATTGACAGCTAGAACTGCTGTATTGGCACAAAAAACATCATTGCAGTCAGCGGCATTGACTTATATTGACAGTACATATCCTGTATTAAACAATAGTGGAACAAATTCAAGTATTAGTACATTGTTCAATATTGCAACTAGTTTATTAACTAATGGATTTGCATCTAGATCTACTCCGACCTATGCAACTCCGGGAACTATCACTAGTCAATACGCACATGCACGTGATGCACTGTTGGCAAACATAAATTATATTGCGGCCGAGGTTAATGCTTGGATCACTGCGCAATACTCAGGGCTAGTTTTTAACACAGTTGATACTGCCCGAGACACGAGATATGTAGTTGAAGCTGTCATTTATGATCTTACATATGGCGGCAATCAAGCCTCATTATACATTGCAAAACGGTTCTGGTATGATAACACTTCGCAACTAGCTTCAGGTTTAAATCCGGCAACATATTCTGCAGCCATGCAGAGAGCGCAAAATATCTGCGCACAAATTATTGGAAATACAACAGTAAGTCCAACGTATCAAAGCTCTGTTACTCAAACTAAAAATTCCTTATGGGCCGACGGCGGAAGTGCTGCCACAGATTTGAATGCACTGTTTAATCAAATTAAAGACGTCGTACTTAACAACACAACATATCCAGTAACAACTCCGGTATTAGCAGGATATGGAAGCACGTTAACTAATGCTAGAACTATTATGGTTAACAATGCTACTACAATTTCTGCATCTGTTAACACATATCTGACTGCTACGTATCCTGGAGGTTTTACTTATAATCAAGCTACTTGTTATCGTGACGTGGGTAATATTATTGACGCCATGACTATCGATCTAGTAACCGGCGGTACTTATCAAAGTATTAATGCCGGTCTAAGTTACTATAGTGGTGCTAGTGCTAGACTAGCTATTACAACACAGTTAAGAGAAACAGTTGACGGTATCACATTTGCTAGAGATTTAGCATTACAAGTATTAAATCAAACCACTGCACAACGATTTCAAATTTTAAGTTTGCAAGTAGTCAGCGGAAGTTATACTGCTAGTGCAGGTGCTAAGACAACGCTTACAACTAACATGAACACGTTGCTTAGTATCATTCAACTTGGATACGGCGCCGCACCGACACCGAGCTACGGTACTGGAATTTATACATTAACTATTGCTAACGGTGGCAACGGTTATGTTGATCAAGGGGTTCCTGGAAACATACACATTATTCCTGCTAAGGTATTGATCGGTGCTAATTCAAACGCA